ACGCTGAATATCTTTCAGGCTTTATTCAGGCTGTTTCCGGGCTCTCATGTCCGCACGGATCAGGCGCTTGATGTACGGAGCCGTTTTTTCCGGCTGCGATTCCAGCCAGGCCAGCAGCTCCATGTCATCCGGGTTCGATTTTGTGAAATTGACGCGCTTGTAGATTAGTTTCTCCTTGACATACTCGTTCATGTACGTCCGATAATCGAACCCGTCGCCGGTTTTCTCCTTCGGCATTGGTATCACCTCCCGCATGGAGTGTACAGCAAGCTTTTAAGCCTGTCAAGCGTCGACCCGGCGGCAGTAATCCTCGCCGTAGGCAACGCCCAGGCTGCTGCCCGTCTCCCAAGCAACATGGATGGTCCCGATGTCGTCCACCCAGATCACGCGGCCCCGCGTGCCGGGAGGCGGGGCCTGGGTGTCGTTCATCTCGATCAGCTCCACGGTGCAGCCGACCGGGTACTGGCTGCGGAGCACCGCAAGGCGGGATGGGGAGATCATGGACATTTGATTTCACCCCCTCATGATAATGTTGGTCAGCACGTTCGCCGCGTCTGCCGGGATCTTCCCGGTGATGGCGAAGCGGTTGACGGTGTTTTTCAGTTTCAGCAGCTGCTCCTGCTGCTGAAGGATCATCTTCCGGTCCGTGTCTTCCTGGCGGTGATAGAGGTAGTTTTCCAGTGCGGTCTTGAGCACATCATACTTGTGCATGGTATGGTCGGTGGACGCGCTGCCGGTAATGCCGTACAGCTCGTGCGCGTCCTCCCATTTCTTCTCCAGGTGCTTGATTTCGTCCTCGATGATCTTCCGCTCGTACTTATCCATTTTTGTTAGCCCTCCTTTTTCTGGATCTCGCGTAGCTGCTCCCAGTTTTCGTACAAGCTGTGCGTCTGGTTCTTGCAGTCCTCTTTGTTGTCGTAGAGCTGGGACATGTAGATCCCGTGGTAAGGATCGCCGTCCCAGCCGTCATCCACATGCACCAGCTGCCCGCCGCGCATGGTGTAGCAGCCGTATCGGGTGCCGTCCTTGTGCGGGAAGCAGTCCAGGGCGAAGACCCGTATGATGCGGGGCCTGCCGGTGTTCTGCTGCAGGAAGTAATACTCGGAGAGTTCCAGTGTCGGGTCAGGATCGCCGGGGATGTACGCGGCAATCATCCGGGCGATGCGCTCGTCAACCACGATTCACGCCTCCTTCCCGGATGATCTCGACCGGTGGGTACGGGTAATACTTATCGCGGAATTTGCTGAACTCTTCCTCGCTGTAGATGAATGCGCAGTTGATGCAGTCGCTCCCGGGCCGGTTCGGGTGGCGCTCCCGGAAGAGGTCGCAGGCCCGGTTGCCGCCCTGGGCCTGCACCATCACGTAATCATTCCGTCCGAACGGGTAGCGTTCGTCGCTGCCGAAGGTGAAATAGAAGTTTGCCATTTGATCCTCGCTTTCTGCCATCTCGGGGCGGGTCTTACAATTCATCAATCGCGTCGAATACCATTTCAAGGCCCCACTCGCCTTGATCCAACTTTTTTTGCATCAGAGCATAGAGCTCTTTCTTGAACCGGGCTTTGCTATCCTGACTTAACCGGACCAAGATGCCTGTTGGCGAAAGCTTTTTGTGGCAGCTTTTGCAAACGGTAATAAGATTTTCGACCACATCCGGCCCGCCACACGCAACGGGGATAATGTGATGCGCTTCCAAACCATCAGTCTTTCCGCAGAAGGTGCACTTTCCTCCATCCCTCTTCATAATTGTTTTTGCGAGGGCTTGATCGCGCCGGTTCACCATATTCCATCCTTTCTGCCCTCGTAACCTCCGGGGCGGGTGCCGGTTATCCGAGTTCTTCCTCGGTGATCTCGTCATTCACGTACTTCCAGAAAAGGTCGAATCCTGCCTGCGCGGTGTCCTCGTACCGGTGTTCGTGCGTGGCTTCATACTCCTTTGCCTTTTCTTCTTTCTCGATTGCAATGTCGATGCTTTCTTGCTCCATCCGGTGCTGCACCGCTGTTGGCGTGAAGAGTTGCGGGTTTATGGTGTACTTCCGTCCTCGGTACTCGTACCAGAGAATGGTCATCCAGCGGTCATGGTCCGCGTAGAGGAACTTGGCTTTTTTCGTCATGCCGTCTGCCTCCTTCAAATCCGCTTCAGCTTGAACCCCAGTTCCTCGGCAAACTCCCGGATTTCCTCCAGAATGTTGAACCAAAGGTCAGGGAGGATCGCGCCGGGGGTCCAGGCGTCGAATCCAAGCCCTCGCGGTGAATACCGTAGCGTTTTGCTCATGCTGGCTGCACCTCCTGTTCCTCGTGCCAGGCCACTTCCTTGTAGCCGTCCGCGTGCGTCCAGATGTCCGCGGTCTCCGTAGACCGGAAGTCCACCACCGGGCCGTGGAGGAAGTCCAGCCGCCGGAGCTCGTTCTGCCGTTCGATCTCGCTGTGGATTGCCAGCCGCTCTTCCATCGTCATTTTGATTCGCTCCTCTCTTGCGTCAGTTGAACCGCTCAATGATCGCGTTCATGGCTTTGCGTTCTTTGGTCGTGTGCGGCTTCTTTCCCCAGCCTCTTTCGTACCATGCGGCGGCTTTCTGTCCCTTATTTCCGATCCAGAGCTTGCTGATCCTGCCGCCGTTGATCCCGAACTCGCTGCCTTCCTGATAGTGCTTAACCTCGAAGTCGAATCCGTCAATAGTGCCCATGGTCCAGTTGCCTTCTGTCTTCGTAATCCTGATTTCCATCGTGATTCCCTCCTTGTCGGCCCCCTTCCCGGTGGCCTTGTCTGTAGTATACTCTTTTAAGCATAAAAGTCAAGAGGAAAATTAGCCAAATGCAAAAGAAAATTCCCGGCGGTTAGCCGGGAAAGTGTTTGTAGATCTTCGCCTCGCATCTGCGGATCACGCCCGCGGCGTAGCGGTAGGACAAGCCTGCCTCTTCGGCGACCTGCTCGATGGTGTGGCCGTCCAGGAGGCGGCTGACCATCATCTGCCGGTTTCGCTCTGCGTGATCACCAATGATCCATTCGTTAATGATGGCTTCGACCTTGCTGTAGCTCAGATCATCGGGAATGTGAATCATTTCTTCACAACCCCCGTCCCATTGCAGGTGGGGCAGGGCTTGACTGCCGGGTTGTTAGTTCTGCGCACTCTGATTCTTGTTGTCCTCTTGTAAACCGCCGTAGCCGACATTTACGCTCACCTCCCCGCTGCCGTTTGTAACTGCTGTGCTTCCGCCGTCTGCGCTGGCCTCGTATGTCTCCGTTGTAACGATGTCCTCAAACTGGTTCTCGTAGATGATCCACGCAAGGTTACTGATCACAAACGCCGCGAACACAATCAGCACGGCAATCCATAGCCGCTTGTTGATGCGCTCCAACCGGGTGACCTCGCCCTCGTGGGCGTAGAACGGAATCTGTGCCATCTCTTTGTTACTCATGCGTTACGCACCTCCTGCGGCCATTATACCATACAACAGGCCGCAGTCTCAACCATCGTAATCATCGCCGTCGCGCCAGGGCCACTCATACCCCATTGCACGCTTGCTATCCGATACGCCGTCCGTGGTCGGGTCGACGATCACGCCAAGCAGACCCAGCACGGAAAGAACGTCCGCAGCGATCTCCAGCACAAAATCAGACGTGAACGGCGGGATCACGTGCGCCGCATCCAGTACACGGTAGATGATCGACACCACCAGACAAATCAGGCTCCAAAGCGTAGCCTTGTTCTGCAGTCTCAGTTTCCAGTTGATTTTCATTTTCATACCCCTTTCTCCGGCTCAACCGCCGGAAGTGCAAGCGTTTGTTCTACAAGCGCTTTTGTGCCGCCATTGCCACCCAGACCCTTGTACGCCTTGTACATATCGTCAATGGTACTGCGCTTGACAGACCCGCACCAGCCGTCTCGCTGGCAACGCTCGCACTCTTTGTCAAGGTTGATTTTAAGCAGGGCCTTAACGCCATCACGGAGGGCTTGCTGTTCCTCTCGTTCGTGTTTAATCTGTCTCGCGATGCTGCGGATATAGGCCAGCAGTCCAGCCGTCACGAGGCCGAACACCCATTCCACCCAATACTTTGTGATCCACTCAGGCATAAGGCATCACATCTCCTTTTCTACTTCGCATTGTGCCGTCGGGCAAACACGTCTGATCTGCTCGACCTGGTCAAATGTCAATCCGTACATCCTGATTTTGTAGGTCTGTTCTTTGGGCGCGTCTGCCTTATCCAGTTCTGCCCAGGTGTTTTCTCCGACAATTCCGTCGACCTTCAGACCGTGCTTTCTTTGGAATTCCTTAACAGCTTCCTCCGTCTTGGCTCCAAATTTTCCGTCCGCACCTTTCGTGCCGCAGTCGTATCCGAGCGCGATCAGGCGTTCCTGTAGCTCGCGGACGGTTTCTCCCTCACTCCCCTTCCGAAGTGTCGGTCGTTTCGTGCTCACCGGTATTTCCTCCTCACTATACAGTCCGGCTGGGATGGCGTAATGTGTCCAGTTTTTTGTGCCGGTTTTCACGTTGACGGAGCAATCGACATACAGGTCCCCGCCCAGGTACATGCCGGTATGTTCCATCGTCCTTGTGCTGCCTTTTTTCCTGCGGAATACACAGCAGACGATGTCCTGCGGAATTTCGTCAATTGTGCCTTTCCGCACCCAGTTGGCGTCCGTGTTGTACTGGCTGGTCGCGCCTTCACCGGCGAGATCAATTCCTACCTGTTTCAAGAGCCAATCTGTTAAGCCCCGGCAATCGAACATCCTCACGCGCTCGTCGTTCGGATACCATTGACAGCCGTTGCAGTCAGACCGTTTTCCGTTCAATACTTGGCATTTGCTCTTGATCGTTGGATGGGAATCCCTGATCCGGCGTTTTCTGTTGGAGGGGCTACACTCTTCGCCCCACGCGCCGAAAACGTAGGGCCAGCCGATACAAGCAAGAGCAATCTGCCGGATGATGTCGGGTTTCGCCGCGCCCTCCGCAAGCATTTGATCGCGGATCGCGGTCACTTGTTCAGCGGTGTTCATCGTCTTCATCCTCCCTCATGCCGTCATATCCATTAGGCGGATGCAGCCTGTGGTATCGGGCTTCCATGCGATCGCCAATATAGACTAAGACCACAACCACGCTACAGATAAGCCCAAACACCACCCAAAGCCCATCATCCATGTTATCCCTCCAATCCGAATGGTTGCAATTTGTAACCAGTTATTACTTATTGAACCGCGCAAGTATAGCACGGTTCGTCCTTAAAGAAACCTTTAATGTATTGTAACTGTCTCGTCTTTCCCTTCAAGAATATTCCTGCTAACTCTGGTTACAATGAGAGCAATATCATCTGAATTATCCATCGTATATACCAGTGCATCAGGATTCTCTTGTTGTAGTTTTTCAATCAATTCTTTTACAGTCATGATCAAAACTCCTTTTTACTTAGCAGACCAAGCCTTCTCCCAACAGTCTGCTCAATCATGCGAAGGAATACTGCTGTTTCTTGGAATCCTCCGATTGGAACGCCGCTTTTTAATCATATATATCTGCTATCAGCGCATCTGCGAGATAGTTTCCAGCAACTTCCGCCCCGGCAGCAAGCGGATGGATTCCGTCTGCATAAGTGATTCCGTCCCAGTTTGCAGTTTCGATAAGTTCCGCCCAATCAAAGCCAGAAGCAACAGTCGTTATTCTGCTCGCCAAATGCTGATTAAATGGAATCATGATATATACTTTAACGCCCGGATACATTAAGTGCATAGCATTGAGATATGCAATATACCCATTATTAAAATCCGTGTTTCCATCATCATTCGCCCCGTAGTTGATAACGATGGCATCAGGATAGTATTTGTCAACTGGTGTACCGTTATAAAGATATTCTAACGCATTGATCGCCGTATTAAACGATCCGGTTTTATTAATGCCTGTCGCGCCATAGCCGATGCGGAACGGAATTGCATTCAACTTTTTGCAACAATACCAAGGAAATGCCCCTGTTGCGCTATTGGTATTTCCCATGTCTGTGTTATCAATCCCAAGCGCACGGATGCCCTCTGTAATGCTATCACCAAAGAACATGATTTGCGGGTTTGTCGGCATAACCCCGGAGACACTTCCCTGATTTACAGTCACGTCCGAAAACGCGAACCCTGTCCCATTCTCCCATTTGCCAATTTCCTCTGTGATTCCATCTGTGACGATTCTGATGTAATGTACGCCGCTATCTGGCAAAACAATGGTGTTTGATGTTATTGACGCACGTACAGGCGCATTTCCATCAATGATATAAACATAATACGCATTAGTCTGTGTCATCGCTTGCCATTCAATTGTTATTGTTGTTGCTCCGCTTGTTTTGAAATAAAATTCAGATCCGCAGTTGTTGGTAACATGGCACTCATGCCCGTTGACCATCTGAGTATACCACCGCCCAATAAATCCAATATCAGAATCAATATCAGTATACCGAAGCATGTTTGGATATACTTGCAATCCCTTCGGCAACCATCCCTTTTCAATGTTGTTTGTGCCGTGCTTTCGATATTCGATATAATGCCATTGAGCCAGAAACCGGAACAATGTTGTGCTCGTTGTTTTTGTGATTGTAAGCACATCGCCAACAACGGGAGCGGCATTGGATGATTCGTAAACACCATCTGTTGCCAATACCGTATCATCGGTTGCGTTTAATGCTTTATATCTGATCTTAAAGCCAGCAAAGCCAATCCTGACATCTTCTTCTGCCCAATATCCTATTTTATGATTTAATACATCGTTATAATTATATGTGTTTGTTTCCTTTGTATATACAACTTTGTTGTCATTATTGATTAACACAATCGTACCAAGTGAATTGGCTCGTAAGTCAACCGATGCGATAAAAGACCCCTTTGGTATGATGCGGTTTGAAAAGTAGGTTATGGTTTGCGGTGTCCACGCATTATAGTTAGTGTCCGTATTTTCTAAAACAGCAGGGATAGCTTTGTTATTTGCATCATGCAAATAATTTACAGCGTCTCTTAAGTCAGAAACGTCCTGCTCACTCGCAGCTTCAATATTCGTCCTTGCCGTGGCTTTCTGCGCGTCCGTCTGCCCGGTTTGCGTGGCGTAGGAAACGATGTCAGACGCTTGCGCCAGCGCGTCCTGCGCATCCTGCGCGGCCTGTGCGGCGACGCCAGAAACACGCTCGGCCTCTTCGATCAGGTCGGTTACATCGCCGATTTCGTCCTCCGGGTCATAGTGCCGTTCGGAATCAACCCGGCGCACCGTCGCCGACGCCTGAAACAGCACCGTGGTTTCGTCCGCGTCAAAGCAGCGGATGGAGAGCGTGATCCTGCCGTTCATGATCAGCGCGTCATCCGGAACATCAATCCATGCACGGTTCCCGTCCTTCGCGCCGTCCCACGGCATGAGCGCTACACCGTTCGGCAGGATGCAATAGCCTTTGATCGTGCCTGTCACATCTGATGGCGTTTTGTCGCTGAACACATTCACGCCGATGCGGACGCTGTTGTTGTCGCCCTCAAACGTGGGGAAACCGATGTCCGGCACAAACTGCCGGGGCTTTTTCAGGTCAATGTCGTACCACTTCTCAAACTGCATTTAGTTTGCCCCCTTTATCCATTTGATCAAGCCGGGAGAGAGTTTGCTGTATGTGATCGCGCCCGTGGCGACGCGATAACCGGGGATGCGCTTTCTCGCCTGTGAATAGACTTTGCCGATGCTGATGCCGTTGTAGCGTCCCATCAGACAGTCCCATTCGTAGCCGATGACCTGCGCTTCCGTGGTCATGTTCCCGGTGTCAATGATGATCCGGTCGTACAGGTTCACCCGCTGAAGGTTCCTGTATTGTTTGAATTCCTCTGTGTCGCCCAGCAGGACAAACTCGACATTCAGGCTCACGACCACTTTGTCCGCGCCGTCCACATAATACCTGTTTTCGGCTTCCTGCCGCATCCGTTCGATGACCTCGGAACGGCTCAGTGTGCGCTTCGTGCCGTCTGCCAGTTCAATCTCCTGCCCGACACTGTACTCACTGTCCAGCACCTCAGTATGAACCACCGCGTACTCGTCGATCAACGGTGAATCAATAAACAGTTCGTCAAGATAGAGAAATCCGCTGCTTCCATTCCCGGCGCGTGGAATGATCCTTGTCACAAGATCGTTAAGATTCCGCTCCCATGTCACACCGCGAAGGTTTACGCCGTACGCAAGCCGTGCGCCGATCCTCGCGGGGACTTTCGGAAGGATGAAATAATCTCCATTGTCCCGCAGGACATTCGCTTGCAGCTGTGACGCGAGACCTATGTCAGGATCGAGAATCGCTTGCACCGGGTTTTGGAACGACCAGTCCGCAGTGATCAGCGGGTATTCAATCGGACAAGCGATCAGTCTGCTATCAGGATTCATCAACCGTCCCTGAAGCAGAGCAATCGCCGTGGCTGGCGAGGCTTCGGTCATCTTGCAGTCGAAAATCCGGTTGCACTCAAAGTCGTAACTGATGTGCTTTGCGCTGACCGTGACCATGCCGTCCGCTTCATCGCCCGATACGTCGTATACGCGGAACAGTTGCGTGTAGATCGTCCGCGCCGGGATCACAATCGGTTCAGCCGCCGTCGCGGCTTCCTCATAATCCGCTTTGATGCCGTATCCGATGTTCCCGAGATTGTCCCTGATCTTAATGTATTTCCAGTTGTACGTCGCAATGAAGGTTACTTGCGTCGGGCTACCAGACGTTTGCTTCGGAATGTCCCGGATGATGACGCCGGGATTGTAAATCTGCCGAGATGACGATTGTGAAGACGAGGACGGATTTACAGCCGCCACAAGCGCCCAATAGCCTGTGGAGCTGGATGGGTTTTGATTTGTGCTTGGCTTTGTCGCTTCAAAGATGTATCCCCCATAGATGCACCTTGCACCGATCTTGTATGATGTGGCTGAATTCCACGCACCATATTTCGACGAATCGTCTGCCGCATCATCGGCCTTTGAGTAGGTCGGAAGCTGTGAATACAGCGGCGTTGTCTCCGGGGCCGTGGACTTGACCTGATACACCGTCCCCACCGGGATTGTAGTTTCCGGGATTTTGTACGGCGGCACAGGCGCTTTGATGATGCAATCTTCCAGTACCAGCTCCCAGCGTCTGTCCGCATCCATCGGAATCTGCATATCGAGTTCAAACATCCCGGCAGCTTCCTCAGACACCGTGCAAGAACTCGGATGAAGAATAAGGCCGTTCTTTGTAAAGTCCGTTTCTTTGGGGTCATATAGCATGATGCCCTTGACCGGGTTCAGGACTTCATTGTCTGTGTACCCTTTGTCCTCGCCTTCCTCGATCTCGATGTTCAGCGTAATGTCCTCAAATACGGATGTATAGGTGTGCGTTCCGGCAGATGCCCTCGCGTACTCTATACAGCGATAGACAAAGGTCAGCGTCACAGCGCGGTTGCTGTAAACCTCCATCCGAACGAGGTTGGTTTTGTATTCGTTCCCGCCGCCGTTGACCGTTTCGCCGTTAACCGTCTGAATGTAGTAATTGCCGACCGTTGTAGGGATGCCCTTCATCTTCACCGACAGCCATGCGCGGAGAACAGTTGCATTGATCGGAATACCGGAAACAGTGATCGTTCGGGTATCCGTCGCCGTGCTTGAAGGTTTCGTAACAGTTGTGCCGTTTGTTGTCCATGTGCTGGACAGCGATACATTGTTCGTCGTGTAAGTCAGCACCCTCGACATCAGCACCACCTCCAGCGCGGCTTCACAACAGCAGTACAGTCAGTCAGCGTCACGGTGTTATCGCCGGGGCTCATCCTTAAGAAGTCACCCTCCGTTTTTCCGTCCCAAAGCTGTCCGTTGCTTGTCACCAACTCTGCGTCACAGTCTACCGTAATGGTTTCTTCCTGTGCGGTTTCTCCTTCCGGGACATTCGCCGTAAATGTCATCTCATTCTCGCCAACGGCCACGCTGCAGCTCTCCGTGAAGGTCAGGGTGAGAATTGGCATAGCTGCCACGTTGCCGGGGTTACGGACGCTTCCAGAGGCATTCATGGTAATGTCGCTCTCCGGAGGGTACTGCCCCTTATGCGGGTGAACGTAAAACGGGATCGTAGCCTGCTTTAGCGCGTGGCTTACACGGTCAAACTTAACTTCTCCGGCGAGATGCGCCCAGTACACGCGGTCAGGCTCGCTGGAGAAAACCACTTGTCCGTCACCCCGGAGCCAGTCAAGGATCGCGTGGTAATCGGCTTCGGCCTTCGCCGTGACCACGCACTCTTTGACGTAGCCCTCATGGACGTTCTCGCCCTCCTTGAGCGTCAGCGTTCCGGCGCGTCCGGGGATTGTGACCTCCTGCACCCTCTCGGCGGCGCGGGTCGGTGCGGGGAGTTGTGACACCCACAGGCCCATTGCCCGGGAATCCACGTTATTCCAGAGGAACCAAGGCATCATCTATCTCACCCCCATCCGTACCCGGCGACCATCTTGTCCTCGGCTTTGCCGATGTAGTTATTCATTCTTTTTCCGCCGTAATCCACGACAGCGGAGCCGAAGATTTTCTGTCCGACAACCAGTTTTAGGTTTTGAAGATCGTTTTTCAGGCTTTGAATCGCCGCTACAACGTCTGCATTCCCGCCGCCGTAATCGGATTGCCTCGCCTGAGAGGCGGTGAGCACACGTTCATTGCGGTGGAGCATGGCGATGTATCCGTCATATGGGACAGACCATGCGCCCTTTGCGTTCTTATTCTGTGTGTTATCTTCGAATTTATACGGGCCGTAGTAACCCGGAACGCGATTGCCATATCCGGAAGAAGTCAGGAATTGGTATAGGCTTGCAATCGCGGCTGTAATATCGTCAAATTCCTGAACGGTTACAGTGATTTTTCCATCAGCGTTTGGCAATGATATCTCACGATAATACTTTCCATTTTCTTCATAATACTTTGGAATTGCATTAGTCCACTTGCGTCCGGCGATTTCGATTTCCTGTGTCCCCTTTGGGAATGCTTCTGCCAAAAGTGCGAGAGCTTTATTAAATTCTTCTATGTCCCCTCCAACTTCCATCACTTTTTCCGCTGTCTTTTCTGCATTGTAAGCAGTTGTATCTTGCGCTCTTTTTTTCTTTTCTGCTTCCGGAGCAAACCTATAATCTACTGCCCTGTACACATCAGAATTCTGCAATCTATTCCGCCATTCTTTTGCAGTTGTCGTTCCGAACCCGGTTCCAGGATTATATTTCTGATTCTCTTCATAATACTTGTTTCCAAGATTCCATCCGAATTCAGCAATGTATGCAGCCCTTGTCGATTGCGTCGCTCTCGGCAAGCTGTCAAGACCTTCCGCGATTGCGGCAACAACGTCTCCAATAAACGTCAGAACATCTGAAATCGCACCAAGTGTAGTTTCAAGCCAAGGGCGCATCTTCATGTTGCCGTTTTGATCCTCTTCAAAGAAAAGTTTCATCACAGCGTCAGCAAGTTTAACGATACTATCCATTAAACTGCTGAATACAGTCTTGAAATCTGTGTCTGCACCCAAGTTCTTGAACAAATTATCAAGAAATTCACCAAATGCACTTGCGAGCTTTGGAGCTTCTTCAATAATCAGATGAATAAGAGCCGAAACAAAACTTGTCAAACCGTTGGGAAGACTGGGGTCTTTGAGAATCTCTTCAATGGTTCCGGCGATTGCGCCAAGGATCTCAGGGAGCGATTCAGCCGCAATCTTTAGCGCGCCAACTATTCCTTTCGCAATATCACTGGCATGAGCCTCTATTTCTTTGGCAAGCTCAACGACGAATTGTGCGATACCGCCAGCGATGTCGAGAACAATCGGGATCCCGTCTGTAAACAGACTGTCGAACCCTCCTTCAAAGTTGTCGAAAACCCTTCCAACAACCTTGTCCCAACCAACGTTTACAGCGTCAATTGTTCCATCGTTCCAAGCTTTGTACCAATTCCCACCCTTATGGCTGTCTTTCCAAATCTGAGTTTGGATAGCCTTGTATGCATCGTCACCGATCAGAAGCCGCTTTAGGAAATCCCCGCCAGACTTAATGCCCTTTAAGGCAGACTGAACAAGTTTGTTCAGCGTTTCACCAAGCGTAGCATTCTTTGGATCGTCCAACCCCAGCAACGCCGCAAGCGTAATTTTCGCAGTGCTGAGAACCGTTTGCATATGACCAAAGACAGAATCGGCGATGGTTGCCCAATCAATGCCATCAGCATTGGTAATGTCTGTTCCATCCTCGTTCTTTAGCCCAAGCAACGCCGCAAGAGTCAGCTTCGCGCCGCTGAGGATGTTTTTCATATGCCCAGCGACAGATTCCCCAATCCGTCCCCACGGAATCATGTCTGCATCGGTAATTGGCGATCCATTGGCGTTGGTAAGGCCAAGCAGTTCAGCCAACTTGAGCTTCGCCTTGTTCTTGAGCTTTACGACCTCTTCGCGAATCTTTGTTCCAAGTCCAATGAAGATTTCTGAAATGCTTGCATCAGACGGAAGCCCCAGCCAATCAGTTGCGACGGTTTTAATCTTGCTTCCGGCAGTCTTGAAGATTTTGCCGAAGTCAATCTTTTTCAGCGTTTTGGTGATGCCCTTAACAAGCGCAATTCCGAGATCAATGCCAGAATTGATGATGGTCGGGATGATGTCGGAAATCAGGTTCGGGATTTGCTCTTCAATCACCGGGGAAAGCTCTGTAATGAGTGTAGGGAGACCCATAACAGCGGCCTTGATCGAGGGAGCAAGGTTGCTAATATATACCGTGAGCGATTCCCCAAACTCCTGCGCTACGGCTTTCAGATTCTTGATGCCGCGAGGGTTTGCCAACACAGTCAGGACGTTTTGCCAGGATGCTTTCATCCTGCTTGCAGAACCTTGGATTGTTGTTTCGGCTTCCTTGGCTGTTGTTCCGGTGATGCCCATTTCCACTTGTATAGCGTGGATCGCATCAACAACATCCGCGAAATTGCTAATGTCATATTTCTTCCCGGTTAGCTTTTCAGCGTCACTCAACAGGCGTTCCATTTCTTCCCGCGTGCCGCCGTAGCCAAGTTTCAGGTTGTCCAGCATGGTATAATTCTGCTTGGAGAATCCGCGATAGGCATATTCTACGGATTCCATGCTGGTTCCCATTTTGTTGACGTTATCGGCCATGTCTGTAATGGCCATATTGCTCATTTCGGCGGCTTTCATCGTGTCACCGCCGAGGCCCTGTATCATAGAGGCGGCAAACGATGTGACGTTTTCCATGTACTGATTTGCGCTCATGCCAGCGGTCTTAAAGGCTTCGTTTGCGTCATGAAGCACAAACCCAGCGGAATCCTTGAACAGCGTTTCGACGCCGCCGACAAGCTGTTCATAGCTGCTGAACGCGCTTACTGCACCCTTCACCATCGGCGCAAACGCCGCGCCCAGAGCCGCGACAGACCCCATGCCGATTGTCGCGGCCTTGGTGACCATTCCAATGCCTTTGGTGAGGCCGGAAAACGCAACCTGACCGCCCTTGGCAAGCATTGACATGGATTTCATACCAACGTTTGCCATGCCGGAGAATGCCTTTGTGCCTATAGAGGCGAGTTTCCCAAGCCCGGAGCCGATACGTCCGATGATGCCGGAACCTGAACCGACAGACGCGCCGGAAAAGCCGCCAGCCTTGCCGAGCTTCTTGTCAAGGTCGGAGGCCATCTTTTCGGCCTTGGATATGGCTCTTTCATATTCGCTTGTATCCAGCCGCAGAGTTGCGGACAGTTCAAACAAATCCATGTGGTTCTCCTTTCCCGGCTACAGTCGATCAACGATGTTGCCGATGATCTGACCAGCGGTCAGGTTGTTTTGCTTGACCCGGTTTTCGTGCGCGATGTCCGAATAGAGTACAGGCGTGTCGTTCGTGCCTCCAATGTGGCTCAGGCCAAACTGGATAGCGCCAAGCGTGTCAGCAACATAGTCCTGCCAAAACTGCTGTGCATACGCCTCTTTGACCATACAATACAGCGCATAGTGTCCATGCCATCCATAACGGAGGAGACAGCAAACGATTATTCTGCGCTGTTCATCGTCACAGGCGCGGAACGCTGAAAAAAACTCGCCAGCACGTCATCATAGCTGTCCTTGACCGCCTGAATCGTCTGTGCAACATTCAGCCCGCCGACCTTGTTCTTCGGTTCACTCAGGAGCGCGCCGACGATCTCGTAGAGATCGCCCTTGTGCTTAACCAGTCCGAATGCGATAAACTTCGGCAGAATCTTCGCAATGGCCTTGATGACCGGGACGCCCTTGCTGTCCCTCATCTTCTGCACTTCGTCGAGAATCGCCATCATCTCGTCATCGTCACAAATGGACGCAAACGGCCCGGACAGCCGAATGAGAGCCTGTGTAGCCTGATCGTTGGTCATTTCAGAAATCTTCATGGTTGTTCCTCCATAAATGTAATTAGCGGGGCGGGGAAGCCCCCAGCCCCGCATAGGTCAATCTCCGGGTATGTCTACATCTACGAATTCGTGTGCCGTGATGGTCACATTCAGCGTGATTCGGTACGTTGTGCTCGCGTTGCCTTCTGTAACCTTCATTTTGATAATCACGACCCCTGTGTCTCCCTCGCTCAAACTGCCGTCACCGATCCGAACAACACCGTTACTGGTGATGCTTGCGCGGAGTTTCGCTGTAGTTCCGCTTCCGAGAGAATACGCCACCGTTTGACCACTTCGTGTGCCAGCGGTGATTCTGTACTCATCGGACACGTTCCCAGCCTGTGCCACGGGCGCGAAGTATTCAGTTCGTTGCGGATCAAATGCCGGACTTAGTGTGAGCGACCCTATACTGAGCGCGGATAGGGTCGGCATTAAGGGTCTGTCAGCCAATGCAGCTTGACGGGCAGTTCGTCCACCGCGCCGACATCGTCCCGGTGCGCGTGATACTCGGCGTTCATCGTGCCCTCGTTTTTATCCGCGAAAGTCAGCGTGAAGTCGGCGGTATTCAGCGCGTTCTCCAGTTCGATTGCCATAAAGCCCTCGGAAGTGTCGCCAATCCAGATGACGTTCGGCAGATAGTCCTCATCGTCAATCGCCGTGCGAATGGTGATGACGGTGTGATTGGCTTCGGTTGTGTCAATGTCCGCGTTGTTGATGACCTTCTGCACATGCTCCGGCGTGATCTCAATCAGCGTGGTGCTGAGATAGGCGTCGGCGCTGTCCACAATGCGCGAACCGACGAAAGGCCCGCGCACACCGTCAGCCTCAACCTCGCGGATTTCGCGGGTGATCGTGAACGTACCGCCGCCACGGGTCGCGCCAAGGAGCTTGGTTCCATCCTGAATCGCGGTTTTCAGGGCCGCTTTCAGCGCGGTAGCGTTGGTGTAAGTGGAGATATCATAGTCAACGAGAATCACGCCAGCGTTCAGCTGGAGATTCTTGTAAGTCTCCCGGCGAAGCGGCGTGGTTACGGAGCTTTTGATAGCCATGGGTTTCTCCTCTCTCCGGGTCACACACCCGGTATATGATATGCGTTGATGCTCAGATTGATGTAAGCCGCACGAACATCATCGTTCGGCGGCATGGACTGAACAAGGGGCGTTTCGGGCCAGAGGACAACGTATCCGCCTTCGATCGGCAGCCGGATGCCGTTCCCGATGGCGGCCACAATTTCATCCGCCTTGGAAAGCCCGTAGAGGTTGCTGCTCTGACTGCGGAAGTACACGATGGCCCAAAAGGTAGTCTTCGCGTTCCACTCCGGTTCCCGGAGCGGATAGGTGATGTACGGCAGTTCCGCATCATCCGGCACCGTGTTTTCGCTGTAGGCCGGGATGCCGAAGCCGCCGAAGAAATCGGCCAGCGCCTTCGCGGTCTGAATCATGAGAGGTCACCCCTCTCCACCTCCAGCGCCCGCAAATTCAGGTCAGAGCCTTTCGGCGTGAAGCGGTCGGTGCCGGGGTTCGTCACGACGAAGATCTGCCCGTCCTTCACGCGCCGGAAGCGGTCGTTATAGGCCATGTCAACGTTTTTCGGGACATATACGCGATAGCTGCGCTTCGTCCCGGCCTTCTCAGCCAGCAGCATCTCCGTGGATGCGTTGTATTCAAACACCACGGTGATCTCCGCGCCATCATGCCATTCGTTCACAAAGCCGCCGATGCCGTCCGGCACGGGGACCTTGTACATGACCACGCAAGGGTAGCGGTAATCATCCAGCAAGCTCACAGGAACGCCACCTTCCTCCATCGATTTAGGCGGCTTGCAAAGACCTGTTGCCACCCGGCAGATGCCTCGCCGCCCGCGTTCCCGACGCTGCTTTTCGTGTAGCTGTAGCCGTTAAAGGATTCAGACTGATATGGGCTGTTGATGATATCACCGTATTTGCCAACCCACTCTGACACCTCTGCGGAAAGAGCTATAACTTGGGGAGGAACAGCCAAGCCACATATCGCTCCAGAAAAGATTTCATCCGCAAGCCCCGCCCCGGCGATATCATCGTCATCGCGGAGCCCGTCTGCATGATAGGTGTAAATCCCATCATCAAGATCAGACCCCGTGATTAAGAACCGCTGCCCTTCTTTGAGCGCGGGGGTGGGGGAAAGCTGTCCGTCAGCAATCGTAAACGTTCCCGCAAACCGTTCACGGATGAAGTAATTGTGGATGTGTTCGCAAATCTGTTGAAGCATTGCTCTCCCCTCCTTCCCGCTTACTGTGCCCTTTTACGGCCTCTGGTGACCTTCTTGGGCGTTTCCGGGGCTTCGGTGATAATTTCTTCCTCATCCTGCGCGATGAGCGGCCTTCCTGTCGCGTTCTGGCGGCTGGAAAGCACACTCAGTCGCTCCTTGCTGATTGCCCGTTCGTCATAGGGGAAGCCGTCACCCGCTTGATACAGGTGACGGTCTTCCAGATCGCGGAACATTTCCAGCGCTCTCCACATCATCAGCCACCCGCCGTCTCGGTCGCCGTGGCGATGAACAGGGAGTTCGGGTTGTACAGCACCGGGATGAACAGGGCAGAGGCCTTCGTCCACAGCACAGCGGGATCCTTTTCGGACCACTGCGTGATGTACACATAGGGGCTTTCGGAGCTGCCGTTGACATCGAGGAACTGCGCCACATCGGTCTCCGGGGGATCGCCCCACAGGCCGTCTCCCACCTTGCCGCCGTTGTTTGTGCTGAAGAAGGTGACCTTGCTCTCCGGGAAGTACCGCTTGGCGACCACGTGCGGGCGGTTGTTGGACGGAGTGCCCTCAACGCCATAGGTCAGGTCGTTGGTGATGATCTCGTTCAGGCCGAACTCCTCGGACAGGTAGGCGCGGAGGTCGCTGTTGCTGACCAGGGAGCCGACCATGTTCACGCCGTTGATAGCCTGCTGAATCGCTGCGTTCTTCCGCAGCTTGTTCAGCATGGCGCGGGAGGTGTAGAAGCCGTTGAGCGTCACGCCAGCGGCGATGGCAGCGGAGACGATGCCTTCCAGCTGCTCGTCCACGGGAGCGGAAGCACCCGCGCCGAAGTCCAGCGTCAGGCTGGTCTGACCCTGAGGAACGCCATAATCCACGGTCAGGTCGAGATTGTTCTCCTTGATCGTCACCTTGCCGGTGGCCAGAAGCTCGTTCTTGGCGACCTTGGTGCGGGTGACCACCTGATCGGCCAGCCGGATGCCGTCGTTCAGCACGTAGTCATACAGCTCGTCATTCTGAACGCCGGAACGCAGGAGCGCACGCATACGCTCGGACTGGTTGATCTTGACCTTGATCAGACCCTTCTCGATGTTGTGGGTATCCACAGGCACGCGGAAGGTCTGCTGGGCCTCGGTGTCAAAGCCGTGGAAAACGGCCATCAGAGGCACGTTGTACTCGGCGGCGATGGACTCCCAGTAGGCCACGAGGTTGCTGGTTTTGACATCGCCGAAGAGGCGGTCAGCGGGATCGTTGGGGCGGGTGACATCGGTCAGGCCGACATCCAGCCACTCCTCCTGCGGCACAAGGCCGAGGATGTTGTCTTCAAAGCGGTTCGCCATTGCTCACACTCTCCTCTCAGGTGGTCGCCCAGTCAGGGCGCGTCACAGCCGGGGCGGTGGCGATGACCTTGATCCCGGTCAGGGCAGACTTCGCGGCGTTATCCAGCGCAGCGGGGAGCCGATTCTCATAGATCACGCCACGCGTGACAATAGAACCGGGCATGTTGCCGGTGGAGACGTCCACGTCCTCATACAGGATGCCCTTTGCGGTCGCGCCGTTGGCGGGAATTACCGCGCCGGCGGGGACATACTTGCTGCCATCCGCCTTGGTCACCACAGCCGCATGATTGGCGGCGACGGTGACGGTCTCGCGGGTGCAGCCCTCGGCATCAGCCAGGAAATAGCCGGGCTGATACGCCGTGTTGGTGGTTCCCAGGATGAAACTCACTTTTGCTCACTCCTTACTCCGTACTTCTGTGCGCGGTACTGTGCGGCGAGCTCCGCGGCCCGGCTCATCGCCTTGCCGCCGTTGTCATCGGCCTTGCCGCCGTCCGGGGGGTTAGGCACAGACGCCCCGCGCTTATGCGTCGTGACCTTGTAGTCGCCCCAATCCTCGCCGATGCTCTTCTTCAGCGTTTCCACGTCCTGCAGATTGCCGTCCTTGTCCAGCTTGATGTTGGCGAAGTCCGTCAACCGGATCACCGCGTCCAGCCGCTTCTCGTTGATATGCTCATCAACCAGCAGCTTGCGATAAGCCGCCTTCTTTTTGGCAAGCTCCTCGCCGTCCGCGACCTGTTTCTTGTAGCCTTCGAAGTCCGCGTGCTCTTTTTCGTACTTGGCCTTGTAGTCCTCGCCGTTCTTCAGGCCTTCCAGCTCCTTCTGGATGCCAGGCAGCTTGTCAGCCTCTGCCTTGTACCTCGCCACGTCTGCGTTCGCGGCGTCGAGCTGATCCTTGACATCGTCCACAATGCTGTGGTGCAGCGCGATCAGCGCGGTCTCCATTTCGTCCGTGCAGGATTCGCCGATGATCTTCCTGATCTCGGCACGTGCAAACTTTGCCATTTGGTTTCCCTCCAATGCTCTGGCGGCCATGCTCGGCCAACGGGTTTTTTGTAAACGCGTGCTTGCGTTTTCGTAAAAAAAATATGACAGGCGTTTAATCCTGTCACATTCAAAAACGTAAAATTTCGGCGAACAAAAGCCACGCCGACCAGGATGGGCTTTGTCTATCCTTTTCGTAACTCGTTCTCAAGAATCGCCCTGTACTCTGCGCCGTGTCCATCGGCGGCTGGCCTGAGATACGGCCTTGCTGACATATGGATTGTTCCAAGTTCCACAAAAGGTGCATATTTCACATTTGTGCCAATAACCTCTGTGTTTTCATCCTGCTGTGCATGAGTAATGCTGTTGCGCAAGCGGCCTGTGTCTACAGGGCAAAGTTGTTTTGCATAGGTCTCGGCCATGCCACCAATGATTTCAAGGGCACGGGCTTTTGCGCCGCCTAATGCTGATAAGACTGCTGCGCGATTAGATGTAAAGGCCATGTTTTCATCTCCTATAAAACGATCACCGCGTCTCCCGTCGGCTTTATTTTGGATTCTAGTTGAGACTTTTGCTTTGTTTGATCTTTGCCCATATTTCAACAACGCCATCAATATCTCCATCTGAATCAACGTTAAACTTCACTTTTTCTATTTCTATCAGCGCATCTCGATCAAAAAGAATTTCTCTTTCTACCTTTACGGAAGATGATGCGAATTGTTCTGCGTCAACACCGTGGACCTCGCCTTCAGTTATAAAATGCCACTGCAGTTCACGCTTGTATGGTTCGGCGACAGATTCCCCTTTAGTCGCAGAAATGTAACTCTTAAAAGGTGCTGTTTTACCTTCAAGAGACTTTAAGTTGTCTGGATCTTCAAACCAAGAACGCCTTTTATCTTCAAACATGCCTCTCAAATCGGCCATAGAAGCTCCTCGACTTGCCACTGTTCCTTCGCCGACAACCGTTTTTTTCATTGCGCTGTCCACTCCATCGACGATTCGTTTGATACTTTCGTATTTTTCAACAGTTCCCTCTCGGAGAGCGGAGTTAACGCCAGAATACGAAACTGTCGTGTATTCATGAATGGCTTCCTTTTCAAATTCAGTATATGCATCTTTCTGCGTAAAGATTTGCTTTGTGCTTTTTGCTTGTTGATTATTTTTTTCTTCTTTGCCGCTCTTCCATTCCTTATATGTCTGATACTCAATAACTTCACTGTCCCTGCTATCCGGGTCATTGTACGCTCGTCTTCGCATATTCTGCGGTTTATACTCAGGATAGTAATAGCCAAGGGTACAGCGACAGTTAAATACATTCGCAGGATCAGCAGACGGATCGCCGGGAAACATGATGTCGCCAAGCGCGCTCTTGAACGGCTTGTCCGGGTCTTGAATCTGACCGTCCAAGTCCTGATGTGCGTCTCTTGTACGGCTGTCAAGCGTGGCAATCCATTGCTTTTGCACGGTTATTCCCATGTCCTGTGCTTCTTCCATCCGGGCAACCCTCCCGGCGTTCTCTGCACCTGTTATGGCCGTTCGGGCAAATAGTCCCATCTTTCGCCCGTTGCTTGTTGCCAGTTCCCCGCACAACCGTTTCCCAATGTCCGGCACGGACTCGCCCTGTATTATGCCTTGCATAACGGCATTACGCACCCGTTTCTCATTCCATGCATAATCCTTTGGTTCGTCAATTTTCCATTCCGGGAGCATTTGCGGGCGATCCAGCAAAAGCCTCTTGACTGTTGATCTGTCATACAGATTAAATGCTATGCCAAGGCCTGCATTTTGCTCAATGTTGAACGCTGTGTAATTCGCCGCTTCCGCAAATATACTCAGATTGCCCGTGCCGATGATTTGCCGCGCAATTTTGTCCGCTTTTGTGTAAACGCCTGTAATGTCAGACAATTTCTGTTTCCATTGCTTCCCCTGAAACACTTGTCCAAGCAACCACCGTTGATACTGTGCCTGAGTCCATTTCCCGGCTTTAACATCTGCAAGGTGCTGTTGGCTTTTTCTTGCAAATGCGTGGTTAAACCCTTCCAGCTTTTGCTCAACCTCTGTCGCAGCTTGTCCGTAAATCTCTTCAAGTTGACGGCGCAACTCTTCCATCTGCTCATCGCTATAGCGCCTTGCGTAATCCACGCCGTCACCTCCCGTCAAGCTTTAAAGCGGCTTCTGTCTTTCGCGTCATTCCTGCCAAGGATGTCATTAACCTCGTCCACAGTCACGAACGGCAGCTTGGTTATTACAGCTTTCTCGCCCAGATAATCCGCGGCCATCATGACCATCTGCGTCTGCTCCAACTGATTGCTGATCCGGTTGCGCTTGAATTGCGGCACCGCTGGCTCCAGACCCTTGATGCGGAGGATCTGCTGTACAGCCGTGATGATCTGATACTCAAAATCATCGGCCTCAGAGTCCATCGGCTGATAACCCGCGTCAATGTGGTCATTGGTAGCCCCTGCGGAGACCGTGTGCACGTCCAGCACCCCGAAATCCTCATACATTGCCGCTCTCAACTGATCGAGGCACGCCTGACGGGCGCTGTAGGGGACCTCCTGGGTGTACGGTGTGAGACTGGTGTTGGCCGTATCCACCACGGCCATGTGTTGGAAAAGCAGCCGGTCACGCAGCTTGGCAATCGCGTCATCATCCATGCCCATCGCGTTGCCGATGATCCAGTACATCTGCGCGCAGTCCTGAAGATCGTTGGCAAATCCGGAATGGATCATGTCATAGGCGTCGATCTTCGCCCGCAGCCCGACAAGCGCGGACTGTTTGCTGTCGTTGGGGTACAGCGGCACGATGGGCAGTTCGCCATAGTTCTCCTCGGAGATAACCTCCTCGCCGTCCGCCTCGCTGACCTGGACCGTCTGTTTGTACGCCCGCTTCTGCTGCGCGATTTCCAGCGCGCCCAGGCCGTACTTTTTCGGTGCGGTGCGATAGACCGTATAACCGTCCTCCTCGTACAGCCACACA